GTCAAGAGGACCCCAACCCAATTGGCCTTTTGGGTCAGTATTTCTAATTGATTTTTGGAACATGCAGACCACAGAACACACACCACTCACAGGCTTAAGAACTAAGACAGGACTTGAAACACATCAATTAGTTGCAACGTATCAGCCCCAGTAGAGGCCCAACGAAGCGCAGTATTGGCAAGGTCATACACCAAACCAATATAGGTAGTAGTAGCAGCAAAAGGAGTCCAAGTATCTGCGGTATCATCCAGAATACCACTGGGAACATGATATTTAACATACTCACCATAAGGCAATATTCGGGGTAGCCCTCCCAACCCACGTACGAACTGCAGATCATCAACTGAAGCTCGAGATGGGTCAGTCCGGCCAACCCTAGCATTGCCTGGAAGGCGTGTATTAGCTGTAGTAACCGTCGGATCATTCGTTGCATCTATAACTGCAGTGCTAACAGTCGTTATTGCACCACTAGAAGTCAACAAATCCGTTTCTAGTTCATAATCCCAACCAGACACATTATTTTGTGGGGCAGACAAAGTAACATCATAATCCAAGAAAAAGGTACCAATAACCGTGCTAGTTGACTGAGCAGTATCGGCAACATATACCAGTTTTCCCGGACTACAAGTCCTAACATTGTCCCACGCAAAATTCGTAAACAACTTCTTTCCTAGAGCACCTTGAGGTATAGAACACATGCCACTCCGAGTAACATGATTACGACATGCATTAGCATTGTCCAAAATCTCCTCAGCATAAAGACCCAAACCAATCAATTGTTGAGGATCCGTCTCAAAGTAGAATGTGATTGTACCGGCTGCAGTAGGAGCGAGGGTGGGTACGAATCTGATAATGAGATTGTGAAATGTCCAGTATTCAAACAGTCGCATAAGTTTTCCCAGTCTTCGATTCCAGAGCTTGAGCCCATCAACAGGGACAACTGTAGCGTAGTAACCGGATCCTTGTTGATATGCGTTTTCAAGCATGATACTACCTTTCTCCCGAACCGATCCACGCAACGTATTAACGAATGGCGGTATAGATTCGGTTCCATAAGGCAACCTCCCTCGAACAACCTTTGCCTTCGGCTTACTTCCTTTCTTTCCATTTCGAACCATTTTAATTTCTTAAGCCCGCCGATCCATCGGGTCATCTCCAACGATCCCCTCGATAGGCAGTATGGGTCAAAAAATCCCATGACCATGCCCACCAAGGATATTCATTTACTAACAGTGAGATTAAGTTAGGACATCGGATAGGCTGAATACCTACTAACTTATCAAAATAATGTTCAATTTCAAATTGAACACCAACTGAAATCCCATACTTCAATTCAACAAACAAACGCTGACCCATGGTAGGCCCAATCTTAGCCTTAGCAATCGATAAATCAAGATTGCTAAAATCTAATTGATTAAGCCACCATCTATTAGGGTCATTATCAATTTCTATTCTTGAAATATGAGATGTCGACCTTAAAATCCATAATGCCATCTTGCAAACAATGGGTGTCGTAGGAGATTCACATAATATCGACATAGCCTTCGTACGAGACAAAACATCCATCAACCCATGTCCTCCATGCAGTTGACATGACATCGTCCAACCGCTCCTAAGTAAACACTCGAGTGGATTAATTATATTATCGAATGAATCATCCGAAAAATATAAACTACAAAACCCAGCTTCATTTATACTATCATGAATTTCCATCTTAATTTCAAAACCCAATCGTTCAAAAAACGAACTATCTGGAATCTCACCATCAATCTTGAATAAACCATCATCACCTTCAACAACCCCACATAATTCAGACCAACCATACTTATGTGCAGCAAATGACATCAACATTAGGTTACTAAACCCATTCCCTAAGGATGTGCACATATCCCCAGACATACGAGCACAGGTTTTGGTAACCATCATACTTGTTGAACACTTCTGTACCATAGTCAAGGCTTCCTTAATATTTCCAATAACTTCATATGAATTTGGAACAAATGCAAGCATATATGAATATAATTGCATTTCACAAGCCATTACAAATTTTGGAACAAAATGTGCTTCAAATGCAGTATGATCCGTTTCTAAATACTTCGCACCAACCTCAAAGAGCTTGTCATAAACAAACTTAGACCTATCACTAACACAAACATGTTTGATGAAACAATCTAAATTAAACAATCTCTTCTCGATTGCCGCAAAGTAAGGTCCAGAATAAGCCTTAAATGCATCTGTCCGCGAATTAATCCATCGAGCGTGCTTTGGGATAAAATATGACTCTCTCTTAATAAAAGATCGACAATTAAAATCACGTGGACTAAGCACGTCGACCCTAGCAAGGCATAACTGGTCCTTCCTCCACCTTGGATAATTAGTCAACTCTATCCAAGTGTCAAAACTAAGATCTTCATCATGTGGTATAGGGACCAAATTCCTATTCAACCAAGATCTAACAAATGATCTAAATTCTCTTAACAACGAGCTATCAATCTGTGGAACAGATTTAGCAAAACGCTTAATAGCCCCATATCTCTGAGTATCCAAATCCTTATAATCTGGTATCAAAGGAGCAAATCCCTCTACATGCCACCCTAAAGACCGGCCAACAACACGCCTTGATACATCAACCCTATTATAACTAAAACAGGTATTTTTCTTAGTTAATTCAGGTACAGGTAACACGTCAAAACTAAAATCACCAACCCTATAACCAAAAACATACAATGCATCATAGGTCCTTATCATTGCCCGATCAACGGGCACAACCGAAAATTCTGCATCCTACGCAACATACATTCTCTTTCGAATCCTATAATACAACCAGACACAACATCCCCAGCATAAGGGGCCATTAAATTCAAAGTTGACATGCGGACAATGTAACTATGAATCGTCTCACGCGTAGGAACTAAATCATGCCTAAAATGTTGCATTAAATCCTGGATAACATAATCATCATAATAGATTCTACTAACATCCTGAGTTCTCAACATTCGTACTTCAGCCATGCGCACATTACAATTCATGACTCTTTTTGCCAACCTGTGACTTATCACACGAGTTTCGTTATCCCCCGAACGTTGAGCATTACTAACACCCAAATAAAGAAAAGGTAAAGAACAACCTTTCATTCTCAACATCAAATAGCATATTGTCCTAATGAGCCATTCATTTAATGATAAGCCCAATATTTCAACATGCTCCACGATGGTCCTTGGGTGTTCAAATTGGATTCTAATAGGACCGCGCTTAAGATCACTCATATATAATGAGTATCTACCAACACTTGCCTTAATCACTATAATTGAATAAACAATTAATAGTGTAACCAGAATGTATGTTGCAATATGCAAAATACTGAGTGGTAGCTCCATGCCACCAATTAAAAGCGCAGAAAAATTCATTAGACGGCAACCAGAAA